ATTCACATCGTCTGGAGTTAGTGCGCCTGATGCGACCAAGTCCATTTGTCGAAGAGCACCAAGGTCTTCAAGAGACACTGGGCTTTCTTTGGCTTGTGTCGCAAAACCGAATAGGTCTCCGTTGTCATTCAACCATTGACTAATGGAATCAGAAGATAATTCAATATCTCCTGGAATGAACTTGGCAACCTTTGGGTTGACACCTTTCTCATTTAAGACTTGGCTGATAGTTGACTCACGTTGGAACTTGCGCAAAGTGTCCAGTTCAGCGAGTGCTTCTTTGAGTTGTTTGTCCTTCGAGCGTTCTGCTCGGCGAACCTTCTTAAGAACATCTTCACTCGAACCACGTTGTGGTTCATCTGAATAATCTTCAAAGTCTAACTCATCGTCTTCTTGCCAGTCTTGATTGTTGTTGCTCATCGCAACTCTCCCTTACATTGTTGTTTGAACGTACACGCTCACTCCCATACAGGGGTATATGGGTTGGTGTGTACTACCGCTCTAATACTCGTTGGGGGCGGTGAATCCAACGAGAGTTTGTTATACTTGCTTTCTGCGACCTAGTGAGCCAGTGGTAATACCAGACTGTCCACCAAATTGCGCACGAGCCTGAGACTCAAGACGCTTACGTGTCTTAGATGTCTGACCAAGTAGTGCTTCGCTTTCAAGTTCAGTTTGTAGGTCAGCAGGGGATGTAGAGTCACCGAACATACGTTGTGACTGTGCTATACCAGCACCTGAAGTACGTTGGTACTCAGCAAGAGACTGGAATCCAGTACGGGCCTGAGCACGTGTGACACCCTTTTCTTGCAATAGTTGTGAACCAAGTTGTGATACAACTCCTGCTTGTCTAGCCTCAACACCAATCTCAGAACGTATAATACGGTTCTCAAGTTGTCCAGGTGTTTCCTTGGTAAGCACTGCTTGGATTAAATCTTCTTGTCGTAGACTAGGGAACTGTTCCTTTAGACCAGAAAGTACTTGGTCATCAAGACTCTTAACTCTATTGTATGCTTCAGCAACTCGGTCACGAACTTCAACTAGAGATACATCGTTACCAACAAGAGTACCGTAGTTCTCTGTTGTTCCAAGATTTGACATACCTAAGCGAGTCATCAAGCGAGAGTATTCTTCTTCACCAGCAACGTACTCTGAAATTCTAGGAACATAAACATTCTCACCAGCATCACGTCTCTTGTCAAGTTTAAAGATACCCTTGAATCTTTTATTAAATGCATCTGGTGTTTCACCATTCTGAAGCATTAGGTCAAGGATTTCATTGGTCTCAAAGCCAACAGTTAAGCGTGGCTTTGCTGCCTCAAACAACTGGTTAATCCACACATCATTCTGGGAACCAGGAAACACAGTCTTAAGTGTTCCACGGAACACAGCACTGGCATCAGCAAAGAAGTCTGCTTGGTCTGCTGCTTTTTCCTGTGCACGAATACGTGAAGCAATCTGTGCTTCACTTTCAGTTGGGTCAATTGCCAGTCCAGTATCAACAACTGGTGTTACAGGCTTTTTGTTAGGAGGGTCTTTTGGTGTAATTGGTTTTACAACAGGCTTTGGTGCATCTTTAGTTTTGGTCTTTGCACCAGGACCACCACGAGGAGCCATAACTTAAAATCCCATCGAACTAATCATAGAGGTAGCAAGTTGAGCCGCTTCTCTTTTAGCACCTGATGTTGTACCAAAGCGTGAGTCATTGCGTAACATTGTTCTAAAATTACCTAACGACATAATTCCCTTTGCGTCATTGACTGCCTTCTGAATGGTGTCATCAGTTAACTTAATGTTATCTGCAACATCTTCAAATGTATCAGCCATCATTTGTATGTATGGATTAGCCAAGTCACGTACAGTGAGGCTAGCATCTTCTGCTAAACGTGGTGCAAAGTTAGCATACAATGCCTGTGCATCCTTGCGGTATCTTGTTACTAGGTCTTCCTGACGAACATTACCAGCAGCAACATCAATTGCATTCCTTGCAATCTCACCAGCAGTCTTAAAGATACCCATGTCAGCAGAATACTTACTTAGGGCAGTTACTGTATCTCCAACTTTTCCACCAAACTTAATGTTTGGGTTAGCCTTAAGAGAATCCCTAACTACTTCTGCAACAAACTGCTTGACATAAACATCTACGCTTGCACCTTGAACACTAGAACTTACACTGACTCCATCAGCAGGCTTTGTTGATGACCTAGAGCCATAAGTCCGTATGAAGGCATTAAGTCCTTTAGCAAACTCAGACTTAATTTTTGCATTAGGCATAAAACCTAGAGCATCAAGTAATTCTTTTTCAATAAGAGCATCTGCTGCAGCCTTGTTGTAGGTTGAGGGAAGAGTAGTTGAACTACTACCCGTTCCGCTAGTTCCTAACTCACCACTTGGCGCGGCACCCATTAATGGGTCAATGTCAACTGTTGAGGTTAACTTTGCACCAGGGCCACCTCTTGCTGTAGATTCAGTCATTTTTACTCAGTTTCTCCAAAGCCATAACTTGTTTGGTACATTGATATATCGTTTAGTTTGTCATTGTTAAAGTAAATATCATGAACTCTTTGGAATCCAGGATACTTTTGCTCAAGTTCTTTTACGTAGTTATCTCGAAGGTCCGCAACGTATGCATTTCCCAATGCATCAATAGTAGTTTTACCACTTCTTGCAATTGCTCTATCAAGTTCCTCTTGTAATCTAACTCTACCACGTAGGTACTCTGCTGTAGCGAGGGCCATCGGATTTTTTGAACCAACTGTATCCATGTAATTAGAATCTAATACTATAAGTGTAGCAGATGCAAGATTCTTTTCTACGCGGTTACGACGCATGTTCTCGTCACGCGCTAACCACAAAGGATACTTTTCTCCAGTAGTTGCTTTCCAGTTATCTTTCCACACACCATAGTATTCTTTATAGGCGTTAGTGCCCTTGTTAATTCCACGGTCACGAGCATGCTGTTCAATAACTTCAATACCTGCATAGTAATCTTTATTGCCTGCACGTACCTGTAAGTCTTCAGCAGCAGTAAATGCTTCATCAGAACGATACTTAACTGGTTTACCATTAACATTTATGTTGTAAAGAATATCTGAAACAACATCGGAACGGTCTTCAACAAAGTCACCCTGATTGAATAGCGCACCAATTAAACTTTGGTCACCAACCATGGCATCTGCATTATTAAGCAGTTTAGAGTTAGAGTAGATACCTTCAAGTGTAGCCTCAGATGAGTTAAATCCAAAACGATTATCAATAGTACTATCACTAATGAGGTTAGCAATATAGTTTCCTTGGTAGGAATCTATTTCTTCAACAAACTTTGCAGTACCTAAATCATAACCAAATTCGTTGCGATAAGCACGTAACTTTGGTTCTCCAATAGTTTCGTACATTGTTTTGTACCTAGCGGTTGTTACAATAGGTAGACCATTTAGAAAAGCATCAGCGTAAAATGATTTTATTGCAAGCGAGATTGATTCTTCTCTATTTTTGGAGATTACTGCACCAGTAATGTCTACATTGCTTTCAGCAAGTCTTGCTAATCTATCTGCTTCAATTGAACGAAACCTATCATTGAATTTTTTACCACTGATAACACTGTCAAATTGACCTACCTGTGCACCTAATCCAATTATTAGATTCTCTAATGCAACAGAAGCACCAAATGCCCCTCCAACTTGCTGCAATGGGGCAGCACCACGAGTTCCTTCGTAGTAAGGTTGGATGTATTCAATTACTCTGTCAAGGTCAGCAATGCCATGCTTTTCCAAAAACTTACTTGGGTCGTATGGCTTTCCTTTTGTTCCTCTAACAATTGAACCAAGTGCAAGGCTTCCTATTGGACTACTAATTTGTGGTACACCAAGTGGTTGACCCTGGAATGCTACGTCAAAACCCGAAAGAGAAACCTGTAGTTTTGCTTTGTCGTCTCCACCAAAGAATTTATCTTGCATCCACTTAGGGTAGTCAAATAGCATAACCTTTCCCTTGGTATTCCAAGGGTGATTTAGTTTACCTTCTCTGTTAACTACTTTATAGTTGTCATCTCGGTCATAAACTGTAACCAACTTGTATGGCAGGCTAAAGAACTGCACAATACGAACTGCAACTTCAGGGTTACGAACCACTGTTGGTATCCAGAAGCGTGTAGTATTCTGCTTAGCCATGTAGAATGGCTCAAGAAACCTAAACATGTGACCAATGTTAGTGTTTCGCTCAATAGTGTACAGGCGGTCCATGACTGCTTTGTGAGCAGTAGCATGAGCAGCGTTCTCTATTTCTTTTAGGCGAGTGCTTACCTCAATATTTTGCTTAGCAAACTGAGTTGCTAGACGTTCGCCCTCTGCTCTGTAGATAGCATTGTAAAATGGGTGGCGTACCAAGGTATCTTCTGGAAGTGTTGCAGCAAAATGAAATAAGTTACCAACAAGATTCTTGTAAACATTCCAAATGTTTGTGTTACCTTTGTTTTCTGCATTTGCAACAACTGGTTTACGGTATCCAGCAGGAATACGTGCAGATACCGTGTCATCAAATACACCATCCACCAGTGCTTGACGCAAGAAACTCATATCTTCACCAGAAGGTCCTTCCAATGGAAGGTAGCGATGTGTTTCGTCAATTATAGTATTTGTAAAATCAGACCACTGTGCATCTTTAAGAGTTTCACGGTACTCAGCGCGGTCAACTAATTTTTCTTTACGCCATGCATCGGACTCAGGGCTCTTAATCCATGTAAGAACAGCATTTTTTATTTCATCTTCAGAATATCGTGATTTCATGTAATCACTTATTTGAGTCTTTTTTTCGGCATTAGTTTTGCGAGACTTTTCTATCTTTGCAACCTGGGCTGCAACGATTGGGTCATCCATGCTACGAGGTCGCACTGACATGTCGATAATAAACTTACCAGCATCATCACCGTAAAGAATGTTATTCATGTACTCTGCGTGAGCACCTGACCAAATGTCTTCTGTTGGTTCAATAATTCTTTGCGTTGCACCGCCAGAAAATATATGTGCAGCAGTATTTCTTCGCGCACCAAGCACTGCACGAGATGTACTTTGAGCAGAACTGGTAGTTTCACGACGCATTTTTTTAGCGTAAGGTGCAGCAATAGTTGCACCATAACCAATGCTAACATCTTTTTCAGAGTAAGGAACTATTTTTTCAGCAGAAGTACGAGAAACACTAAGTGCTTTATTGTAGTCATCCATAATTCTAATTCTAGAATTACTATCAAAAGCCATTTTTGCTACATCAGCATTGTCTTGAATTAAGTCAAGTATTTCCCTAAGTCTTTCAATCTTTAACTTTAACTTAGGTGTGCGGTCAAGGTTTTTTCCCTTACTTAACTTATCTAATTCTTCGTGTGCTTCTTGAGCACGAACAGTAATTTTTTGCAAAGTAGTAAGAATTACTCTTGGTTCACTATTAATCGCAATTTGATAGGCAAGTTCAAAGTCTGCCTTGCTCATAGCATCAAGCATCTGAGCCGAAACTTCTTTAGACGGTTCTATTTTGAATATAGTTTCACCAAGTTCAGCAATCTTGCGTGCAGTGGCAGTATTTGCTGGGGTTCCTCTGTATGATGCAAAGAATCCAAACTCTTGATTTGCCATCTGTAGGGATGTAGCAAGAACGTCTTCAGATTCTTTCATGAAGTGTTCGCCTTCATCCTCGTATCGCCTCTTTATTTTTTCAGCAATAGTCTCAGGAGAATCAGTTTTTTCAATGCCAAAACTTCTACCAATAATGGCTTCGTTTTCTAACTTTTCAGCAAGTAATGTTGCTTCTCTACTTCTAGCACCACCAGTACCAAGCAATCCTTGGGACTCTACGCGTTGTTTAAGTTTTCTTACACCACTTCTAACCTGCACTGGTTTTGTAATTACTGATGGGTCAAAATTCTTTACACCCATTAGAGTCATTAAACTTAAACCATTGTGTGTACCCATGTCAGCAAAACTAGCGAGCACGCGAGCCCAGCCGTCAAGTGCGTTACGTGAGGTGTAGCGCAAGGATAGAAGAACGGCAGGTTTCCAAAAGTAATTCTGAAGCCCTTCGTAACCAGGAATAATTAAATTGTGCCAGGACTTTAAGCCCACCTCTTTGGAGCCAGATGCTAAATTAACTTCTTTAGTTGCTTTAGCGTAATCAAGTAATGAATTAATTTCTTTTGAAGTTACATCTGGTTGTTCTTTAATTACCTTGATAAGTCCAGGAATAAGAATCTTTTCATCTTTTAGAACATTTGCGATTAAACTAAAGTCCATGCCAAAATGAATATTAGGAACTTGCGTTCTAGTTAAAGGGGTTCCCTTAATAAGTTCCTTAGCCTGCTTACGATACTCATCCAACCCCAATTGCTTCTCACCTAATTGCTTTGCTTGAGCAGCAAGGCGAGCAGCCATTATTTCTACTGACTGTTGAAGTTCTGTAAAAATTAATTCTTTACCGCTTTTTGGGTCAATGTACACGTAGTTTTGTTCGTCAATAATTTGACGCATCTGTGCTGACTTACTAGCAATAGTATCTTCTGCTATCTTTGTAATTACTTCAGTAAGTTTAGCAATTTGAGGTTCATTTAATTCTTTAGTGTCAAAGTTGCGTTTAATGGTAGCAATTAAAGTATCTTTTTCAAATTGTTCAAGGTACTGAAATCGTGCCGAATCTGTTGTTAGTGCAGAAAACTGATTGTATTTATCTATCTGCTGTTTTGCAGACATGCCCGCTTCTCTTGCACCAGCAATAAGGCGAGCACGAAACTCCCTATTAGCAAAGTCACCAATTTCACCAGCAATAGTTACAGAGCCAGCAGGAATTTCACGTGTCTTGTAGCCACGACCAAAGTATCCAACAGACCTTAATACACGAAATGCAGTTTCAGAGGAAACTCCTGGTGACACATCATTTGCTATTTTTGCTAAATCTTCTACGCTAGCCTTATGCATTGCTCTAGCATCTACTAAATCTATTTCTGCACTGTAGTCCGAGAATAAACCACGGCCATTAATTTCTCCAGCCTTGGCGCGCATGTATTCAATATGCTTCATGCGACTCCAGGCTAGTTCATTACCAACCTTAGCAACAATGCCACCCTCTGCTTCTGGAGTTGCAGCAGTACGCAAAGAATCCAATCTAGATTGCGCTTTTTTGTATTCATCTTGCGTAGCAACAAGTTTTTCTTTGCTTGCTTCTAAATTTTTTAGTTGACTAGGAGTAAGTGTTGGTCGGTCTGAAATTCCTTTTGCTGGAGCAGGACCACTTATTTGTTTCTGAATGGCACTTACTTCACCTTTAAGTTCAGTAACTGTTTGGCTAAGAATTGAATCTTGTTCTTTAATTCTAGATAACGCAGCCTCGTCACCTAATCCAACCTTCATGACTTCAATTAGTTGGTCACGACCGCCAGTTTCTATTGCTTCTGAAAATGCACGAGCAACAGCAACAGGGTTTTGGGAGTTAGCAACAATTGGCAATGCTTCAAGTTTAACAAAGTCACCAGCATTTTTCTCAATTGAATTAACTACAACGGAAGCAGAGTTACTTTTTCCTGCTTTTGCTTCATCAAGTTCGTTAACAAGTTTACTTAAGTTATTTCTACCAAAAGTTGCTGGTGATTTAATTGTGGTACCACGAACACCCATAATTCCTAGGCGAGCAAATTTAGCACCCTTGCCTACAAAAACTAAAGGGTCAAGGAAAAACATTGTAACTGCGTCAATACCACCAGAAACACGCTCGGCAGCAGTGTTATCTTTTTCAAAGTAATCTGTTACACTTGACTTCTTTGACCAATCAACTTTGTCAGCACCTTGTTTGCCAGGAATAAATCGTGCTACTGCACCAATTGCTGCTTGACCAACAGTAGCGTTACCTGAACGCTCCCATGCTCGGTCCCATGTTTGACGTGGATTTAAGTCGTCTTTACCAACGTCTTTAACTGTTTGTAAAAATGTAGATAAAGGGCGAGCAACGCCTTGACGATATGGCTTGTCAAGTTTTTCTAAATTTTCAACATTACTTTCTAATTTATTTATTATGTAACGTGATACGTCGCCAGTTTTTCCTTCTTCATCACGAGCAGTGTTTGCTACGCTTTGAAAGGCGCGACTTGCTAAACTACCAGGTGCCTGTAGAATGTTATCAAGGATATTTTTATTGTCAGCCATTATAGGTCGCCAATCTTTTCTCCATTGTTAAGTTCTAACACCTGTGAAATGAATTTGTTGCGGTCATCTGAAGACTCCCAATCAACTAATCCAAATGGGAATGCTACTTCAGAATTCTCTACACCAAAAACGTTAACAAATGCTGCTACGTTTTCTTGTAAGTTCATACTTGTTCTGCCGTAACCTTTACGTATTTTACTAATGATTTGAATGCTTCTGGTGCATCTTCTTGAGATGCCATAAGTTCTAGTGCTGGCATGTATTTCATAATCATGTCATAGTCACCAACCATGTTAGGTGCAGGAGTTTCTCCTGGACCAACTGGTAAGCCAGCAGTAACTGGTTCATTAGGTCTTTGGCTTGGGTCAAACAATCCAGTTGCTGGTCCTGCTACAGGGGCTGCAGAGGTCATAGCAGGGGCTGCACCCATAACTGGGTTACCAGCCATAGGAGCGCCTGACTGTGCTTCTTCTAGGGCTTTACGTTCTCCGTACTTGCCACCACCAGACATCTCACGAACGCCCTGAATTGCTGACTTGCTAGATGGTCCACCATCTGTACGCCGAGATAACTTACCTGGTCCTGAAACTGGTGCAGGATTGGCTGGTCTGCGGTATCCACCTTGTTTAGCCATTTTGCTTTCCTCGTTTCACAATCTGTATTTTACCACCGCTATTGACATCAAATTTAATAGCGGTTCGCATTGCTTGTATAATTGTAGCACCTGAGTGGTATGCACCTAATGCAAGTTCTCCACCAGTACCCATTGTGTAGATTCCTGTATCGGTACGTAGTACCGAGTAATCTTCAGCAATGTAATAAATCTTATTATCTAAACCAATGAGGAATGAAAATCCATCATCTTTTTCTAAAGTAGTTCCAGTTGTATCGTGGGCTTTTTTTATTTCTGGAATAACCTTGCTAACCATAAAGCGGTATCCGTCAGTTCCATCGTATGGAGGTAGTTTCCATCCGTACTGGACAACATCACAAAGTCTCGCGTTTCCTGCTCCAGCAATTACATAGTCACCGTCTTCGGTGATTTTTCTAACATCACTGTGCATGTAGGGGCGTTCATTCTCAGTGATTTGGCTATCTGCTGCAAATACAAAACCATTGTCGTATTGTACGGCAATAATTGTTGTCATTGCTATCCGCCAAGTTGAGACAAGATTCCAGCCAAGTCGACTGGCGGTTGCCCCCCAGCAGGACCTGCAGGTGGAACTTGCTCCTCGGTTTGAGGTGCTAGTTCTTCTGCTGGGGTAGCAGCCTGACCCATAGACTGTGCAACCAGTTCTTCTGGTGACATCTGCGCAGGTGCTTGTGGTTGTTGAGAAGTTGGTGCTGGCTTTGGTTTTTCAAATACCTTAACAACTGCTTCTTCAATTGCATTGCCTTTACGGCGTAGGTCAATAACCTTTGCAATCTGTTCCACAATACCTGATGGGTCTTGTCCTTGCATAGCCATCTGTGGGATTGCTTGTGCTAGAGACGCTAGCGATGCTGATAGTGAATCACGCATTCGCTCTATATCAATGCGCTCTTGTTCACCTGAAACATTCATGCTCCATGGTAACTCTCGCATGATAAAATCACGGGATACTAAGTTGGCTTGTAAAGCCTGTAGTGAGAAGATAAGTGCACGTGATGGGTCAAGCCCAGCCATAAGTCCGTAGCGAACTTGAATGGTGTAGTCACCAGCAATGTCTTTTTCTGAATCGTACTTAAATTCATACGGTGCACCGTTAAAGGTTCCGCGTTGCTTCTTCTCGCCTGGGAATAATTTCTCATCCATTTCAAAGCAAAGGGCAATAACTTCTTCCATTGCTTCGCCAAGAATCATTTGCATAGCCTTGATTTGAGAATCAAAGCCACCCATAAGGGCTTGAACACCAGAGCCAGTAATAACACTAGCATCAATGTTTCCTGAGCGACCTTCTGGGTAACGTGAACCCATACGCATTTCTGTTTCCAGAATCTGCTGTTCGGTAAATGCACCAGTAGGTAGTTCTAGTCCTACACGGCGTACGCCTGCAGGGTTGTTAGTACGAAGGATTGCATCAGGACCAAATGCAAACTCTTGCAAATCTTGGGGAACGACGAGTGGAGCCTGTACAGATTTTTCTGCTGCTTCCATTGCCAAAAGGGAAAAGCGTGCTCGTGCAATCTGCACCCATAGCACATCGTCAAATTGACCACGAGGGTCATCTACGTCAATACCTGGTCTACGAGGTACAACAACGGATAGTTTGCCTAAAGGATTCTTTGCTTTACGCAACACCAGTGAGTCGCGCTGTGGCAGGAACATGACGATTTGGTCTTTATCCTGATAGTGCATGACATCTAGTTCGGTGTTTAGGTCTTGGTTTTGATGACCAAGTTTACCTACAATAAGTGATTCGTATTCAGGAAAATCTACAATTAATTCCCGTATACTCTTCAGGTAACGCTTTGTGTATGATACGCACTTTCCATAGCGGTTATACTCAGGGTAAGCACCCATTGGGTTTTCTATACGGATACGTGGCATACGAGCCTCAAAGTCAGGCTCTACAACAATGGGCATGTAGGCATAAGTAAATACCCAGTCCGCTCCAGTGTACATCTGAGTTTGTAACCCAGAATTCTGAACATAGTTATTAGCAATCATGCTTCGCTTGTCTGAAGCCTTGCGAGCGGAATCGCTTGTGCTATTAATTGTTGAGCAGTTAAAGGAAGGTAGCGGGGCTAAGGTCTCTGCTAAGTCTCGAGCAACAACGTCAACGAAGTTGGCAATCATTGGCTTAGAGATTCCCTCAGGGAACATATCTGGAGCCACGGATTCCATGTTGCCACGGCGAACCATAGTGATGTCGCGCATGCGTTGGTCACGTGAAGAGTAGCGTTCCTGTAAGGACACTACCTTGTTGGTGATTTGTTCGATAGTTAGCATTGTAACCCTAAATGTAGATTATAGATTGTTCTGCAGCAAGTTCGTCTAAGTCAAAGACCATACGTTGCTCTTCATTGCGACGTGTCGCGTACCTGTTGTAGGTGTGGTAGATGCGGCTTCCTGATTGCTGGACAAGTTCTTTTGCCCGCAGTTCACAAAACCATAAAGCCATAACGCAGTCGGTCTTATTCTTAGTATCTGGCTTCCAAGTAATTAACTGGTTGACCAGAGCCTTAATGTGTTCATTAGTATTATCTGGTAGTTCTATTAGATTATCGTTTTGATGCTTACCCTCACGGATAGAGCCAAACAACCCAGACATACCAGCAACGCCAAAGTTTGTGTCCCACTTGTTCTTGCCAGTGAATTGCTCACTGAATCGGACACCCCGATTGGCAAGCCACATGCGGAGGTCTTCATCCAGCGCGAAGGCTTTTTGAAACGCATTGATTTCAATACGAATCTCTATCGGGTTATACTTAGTAACCCAATCTTCAATTAGGTTACGAATCTTTGCTGGTGTAGGTTCTGTCATGTTAAACACATCTAGTACCATACGTCGCCCTGTTTGCCGTTCTACGGCGTAGGCTACCATAGCAGAGTTACCTACCATGGCTGGGTCAAATCCTAATATGGTTACCCATTGTCCATCTCGGGGATGTCCTGGAGTACCTGGCTTGATGATACCAGGCTTACGCATGCGATTGATGCTCGCGTTAACAGAGATGAGCGGAAAGATTGCGTCTTCTTCCACATCTTGTTGCTGGTATACAAGAGCCCAAGTAGAAGGGTTAACTTCACTGCGCCTGTGGTAGAGCCGCTTGCCATCCCATTTGGGGTAGTATCCATCTTCATCCTGTACTAAAAGTTCTGAGTCGTATTCGGGGTCGGCCCCATCCCACGTACGGTCTGAGTGTGGCCAGAGGGTTACCCAGTTCTCGGGCTTGTCTGAGTACTCAAGAACCGCTGGCATAGCCAGATAGGTAAATGGGGACTTATCTCCAGACCAGTTCTCTGGGTTGCGGATTTCTTTATAGAGGTCTATAGAGGATACACGGGTACCTGCTATAACCAAAGTACCTGTAGCACCCACACGGGTGATAACCATCTTCTGCAACCAGTTAAGTTGCTTCTCCCACTCGTGGGCATTCGTTGTGGTGATAACGTCATCTAGGATGATGAGGTCGGCGCGAGTACCGTAAATCTGCTGACCCATACCAATAGCCTGAACGGTAGGGTCTTTCTCGCCAGAGTCGCGCTCTAGGTAAATGCGGTCCTGTGTCCACTGGTCTGCGGTGGCTTGATAGCCGCCAGCAGGTCCGTAGACGGATTGCAACTTAGCCCAGTTAGCCTCGGTGAGGCGCTGCTTGATAGAGAAGAGAAATTCCTTGGCGCGAGCCTGAGTCTGGGAAACTACAACAATACGGATGTTTGGGTCCATTGCAATTCGGTAGGTGGCATAACCTACCGTTAGCACTGTAGACTTGGCATGCTCAGGGGGTACGTTAATTAGAAGCCTACGGCGATTGCCAGGCTCATAGGTCATAGACTCATGAATCCAAGACGGCTGGTTACCCTCAAGAACATCAATCCAGGACTGGTGGTGGGGGAATACCTCTGAGTTCAGGAACTCCTTGGAGAAGGTGGCGTAGTCAAGATTCTTGCCAGAGGCTAGGGTCTCGCCGAATAGTTTATTGGATTCAGTCCGCGCGGCTTCTAGGCGCGAGGCAAACTTACCTTCTCGGAGCCAGGTCTTGAGCGCAGGCAGTTTACGCCCCGTGAGAGCAAGCGCGGCATGTTCGTCAATACCAGAGGCTACAGAGGCTAGGAACGCTGCCTGGTCCTGTTCGCGCCGTACTGTGAAGTGATGGTTCTCGCCAGTCTTCGCAGACATAATAACCTCGTAATAAATAGACAATAAAAACTACATATAAAGCATCGCGCCAGGCGATGCGTATTTAGTACATTCTGCGTTCCGCCAGGGAACGCTATAATATTAAACCATACACTTATACTAACCCCATTATGGGTTACCCCGTAACGCATTGG